TGTAACCGTTCTACTGCATTCGTTGACCAAAACGGAATTGTTGAACTTGTGAAATTTACAACGTTAAAATACTTTTTCAAGTGTTTGATTAAGCATTCTGTGTTCTCAATCTCGTTTTCTTCAAGTTTTAACAATACTTCTTTTTCTGAAATATCATCGCGACCTGCTTTAATGGGAAACGCGAAATTGATAGTCGCTTCTTTATAACCTGAACCGTTGTCTTTCGATTTTACAGGTGTCAGAAAATACCACTTCATGTCTTCATCATTCTTCATTGCGCGAAGAATTGTAGAGTTAAAGTTTTTAACCGTTCCGCAACCCATGCTGGAATTGATCAACCAAGTTTCTAACATAGCCATCCAATTTTTGACAGATATTTTTTTGAAGCCGTTGTGCCTTTTGCCAAACAAATGTTTTTTAACAGTCCAACCCCAATGTTCCATGCCCGAATTTGAATGTCGTATGCCGGCACCGTGTGTTCAGCAACAACAGCCGTTTCACCTTTTACAGTTGTTTCCGAGTGCTTGTTTTCGAAATACTTGAGAAAAATAAAATAAGGCAATGCGCTTTCAATGTCTGCAACATCACCGCTATACTCAATTTCTGATTTAACAAACGTCTCAATCGCGGTTAATTCATCGTTGTAAGTTGCATCAATTCCCAAAATTTCGATCGGGTATTTTTTGAAGTTTAAGCAAGTGACTGCCATTGTCTTATTTTATTTTTAAATGTACAATTTTTGATTATTTTTTTAACGATAGCTTGATGTATGATAGCTTCGCCTTTGTGGCCGTCCCGGACAACTTAAAATCAAGATAACGATAGTAAATCTTGTTGGTGTTTCCGGTAAAAGTGACTACTGTGTCGGTGCCTCCGCCTTTCCACACCTTAGTTTCAATTGTAGACCATTCATCCGAATCGAATATCTTACCGCGTAAAATCACTTTGCACCCTGCTCCAGCCGTGACATCTGCAACTTTTACGCTCGAATTATAAAATACACCTTCGCGCTTATTCAATTGAACTGTGAAGTTCCAAACTGAATCGTTAGACACATTCACCGTGTCTCTGGATAAACCAGTGTATTGATAAATGTATTTTTCGGCCGGCAAAACCGTCTGAGCCATTACGGTCGATGTGACAAATCCAATCATCATCGCGAGAAATAAAATTAATCTTTTCATTTTTCTTTTGAATTTTATTTGTTAATAAATTGTTTAATTTGGATTTAGTTTTGGGGTACCGTAAAATTGGCACCCCAAAACTATTTTTGATTATCCTTCTACTTCAACCTGAACTAAAGGAGTTGCACCGTCGACAAGAACAGCACTTGAAAGAAGATCGTGGATTTTGCCACCGACATTGCGTTCTTTCATGAAGTTAATACGGTTTTCTTCGTATTTCGGCCACGAAACAGAAATGCTTTTCTTTTCTTTGTACCAATAACCATCAGGCAACATACAGATCACATGTAAGCCTTCAACGTTTTTCAACATATCGGTTACGTAAATATCGGAAACCCCGAATTGACCAGCCATCTCCTCCTTGGTGCGATAGTGAATATCACCACCGGCAGCATAACGATAAGCCGAAAGAGAGGTAAGCAACGCCTGATCCATAACCAACAATTTTTCTTTGCCTTCAGGATTGTAAACCTTGTCACATAAAACGCGAACGTCTGAAACGGTCGGTGCTCCCAATGTTGCGGGGCCTGAAACAAATGTGAAAGCATCAGTAACGGTTTTCGTTCCGATAGTTTCGAATTTGTTTACTTTTTTACCGTCGGCATTGATTCCATCACCTGTCAAGATAGCCATAACGATAGTGTTCACAAGGTGCAAATCCAATTCGTTGTTAATCCAGGACAAGAAAACTGACTCTTGACCTACTTCAGCGATGTCGTCCAAATCTTCCTGATTCATCTGTTGACGAACGTAAACATAAGCAGTTGTAATTTCCTTGCTTGAAGTGTTAAGTTCCTGCAAAGTTTTTTCAACCCCGGCGGCGCTTGTTTTATCCCACTGTTTCGCAATAATGGCGACCGCGTTCATCAACTGCGTTGAATAGAAGAATTTTGAAACGAAAGTTCTTTTCAATTTCGCGAATAATGGGTTCAAATCTTCCCATTTGGTAGCGATCATGTAGTCAATTGTTTGACCAAATTCTAAACCTGACACACCATTGGCAACCAAAATTTTAGCTACTGAATCTTTGATTGTTGATTTGTCGTTTTTACCTCCAATAATTTCGCGAGCAATTTCATTTTTTACCTTCAAACTCAATTTGTCACCTGCAACGGTATTGATCGAGTCTTTTACAGATTGAATTTTCTTCGCAATTGCATTAGCAACGGCGGCCGGTACTTCTGCATCCGGATCACTCATGTACTTTTTGATGAGTTCGCCAACCTGTTCGGCAAAGGCTTTTTCATCAACTTCAACTTCGGACGAATCGAGTTCGGTAATCAAAGCGCTCAACGCGGTTTTTAGTTCCGAAGCCTTTTCACCCGTCAAAGCATCATTGATTTGTTTTTTGATGTCCGCAAGTTTCGCGAAATCTTTTACTTTAACAAAAGGTTTTTTCATTTCTTTGTTGTTTTTAATTAAATAATTGGTTTTCTAAATCGTCCGCTTTTGCGGGTGTTTCTTTATGTTTGTTTACGAATTTTGTCGAGTTAATAATATTTGCTGTTTCCCCAATTTTGTCAAACCTCAAAGAATTTGCCGGGGTTGAAACAATCGATAACGATGCAAAGATAAGTTTTTTTATCAAAATATAATCAAATGCACCATCTTTTGTATATTTGACCTCATATTCATCAGCCCAACCCTCTTTCGAAAAGCCTTGTAATATGCCTTCTTTTATTTTTAATTTGATGTCATCATAGCCAGTCACTCCGCGAGGAATGTAAATCGTAAAATAAAATCCGGTTGTACTCGTTTCAACGACCAATACCCGGCCAACTAAATGATTCAAATCACCGTTATGTAAAAGGGTAACGGGAACATTCAATTTGTTTTTAACGAAATAGTTTTGCATATAGTCATCGATACATGTTGATTCGAACATTTCGCGGTTCTCGTTAATTTTTCCGAACTTCATTTCAAAGCCCGAAATTATGAGTCCGGTAAGCAGTTCTTTGTCGCCTTCGTTTCGTGTGATTTTTGAAAGCTCCAATTTTTCAACTTCTTTAAAGTCGTTGATTTTGGTTGTATCTTTTACTTCGTAAATATCCATAATGTTAAATTATTGGCGTTGCTTCTGATTTTGCAACCGGTTTATTATAAATTGAATAATCGACAATCAAATCTAATTCAGTAGCCATTCGGACGAATGTTTTGTTTAGAAGGCGTTCAAATGTCTTATACTTTAATAGATCACCTTCGCGATATTGACCACCATTTGACAATGAATTGCTTGAAGTAGTCGCGTCGATCAAAGCCACCTGATTAGCCGGGATTTTTAGACGGTCGCAAATCGCCGTAACTGCAAACTTTGCCTTATTAATCGTTTCGCGATCCAAACCAGCAAGATTTATCGTTGTAAATTCCATTGATTGTTTCCAAATCAGGATTTGTTTTTGCTTTTTCAATCCTCCATATTCCTCTGATATTTCCTTTTCAATTTCATCTTTTTCTGTTTTCTCTAATGTAGCCATCACTGGAAGACTTGACGCCTGCTTTGGACTTGCCATAATCAATGAACCTAAACGCGCTGTCGTTGTATTAGACGCGTTCATTACATTATCGAGATATGTTAAAAATCCACCTAAAAATTGACGGTCTGATTTTCCATTCATCCGGAAAGTGTCAGATTTTAACACATATATTTCAGCCTTCGCGAAATTAGGATTGGTGATCAGTACTCTATTTTTTGAGTCGGTTGTATAATCGTCGTATTCAAGTAGGTCGAAACCTGATTCTTTATAAGCAATCACCGCAAAACCTTTATTGAATAGTTTGTTTAATGCTTCTTGTCCGTAAATTTCAAAAAATAATTTAAATTCAGCAAATCGCATCTGATCACCGCGACGAAGTGTGAATGTCACATCGTTTGTCAATTCAGTAATAAGCTCAACGATGTTCATGAACAGCACTTGCGCAAATTCATGCCTCATCTCGCTAAAATCATTGATGTATGTTTTACCGTTCGATTTTCCGATGTACGAATAACCGCCCAGAACCCACTTCGCTATTGAATTTTTAATGTTCATTTCAATTAATTTGATGCAAATATAATTAATTCTTCTGATAAAACAATTTTTAATTAAAAAAGTACCTTCAATTCTTTATAAATTAGAATGTATACAATTATCGCGTTGTTCAGACAGTCGATATTATCATCTTTGAACTCAACATCCTTTCCGTTCTCATCTTTCGAATCTGGGCTTCTGAAGGTGTAAATCTGTTGTGCGAAGTCGCGATTATTTGGAGTGTCTAAAATAAATAATTTTCCTGTAATCACATCGAAATTTGACATTATTCGTTCGAATTTGTCTTGCCGGCTGTACCACGCTGAAACATCAATTTGAGAGTTTCGGCAATCGTTATAGAATTTCAACCCAATTTGACCGTTGGTTTCGATGAATGTCCGCTGAACCGGATAGTCCTTTTGCCATTCCTTTATCTTTTCAGCCATCAAAACCTTTTCAATTTTGTTCTGAGAGTAGCTGTCAATTAAGTAGGCATTCCCGGCCTGATCAGTCGCGGTCAATGTCAGCGCGAAATTGTCACCACCTTTGGCGTTTGATGGATCGGCAAAGATAATGTAGTTGTGAAGGCCAATAGGCTTGATCGATGTGAAGTGAATGTTTTCAGTTGTAAAAATTTCGCCTGTCATTTCAGCGTAATTACCCTCACACATTACCTGCCACCGCCAATGGTTGTATGAGCCTACCTCCGATTCTTGCCCCAATTTCGTCCAAAGCAGGAATAAATCAATCTGTTGTTTCGTTAAAAATTGATTGTCGCGCCAAGTTGTTTGGAGAAAATTGTTTTCGGTGATCAAATCGGATACCCAAAATTTTCGGTATGGGTTAAAATCTAAATAGAATTTGCCGCGATTATTGATCTGTAAGCGTTCAAATGTCTCTTTCGAGAACATATTACATTCGTTTATATATCGCGTGTCACAAGCCCCGAGAGAGTTGGCAATATCCCCGGCATTCGAGTTGTCCTGAATGTTGATGAATGCAATTTCAGAATTTTTGCGCTTGAAAGTTTTTTGGGTTAAATCTTGCTTTGTATTTTTTAGAACCGGATTAAAAATTGTCCTAAAATCGGAGAGTAACCCGAAATTTTGCTGTTTTGGACTTTCTGAAAAACATTGAATTTTAACATTGTCGTTCGAAAAGAACTCGATTCCACGGCGCTGTAATATGTCGCGAGTTTTCCCGGAGCGTTTTGAACCCTGATAAATGATAAGAGGTTCGTGTTTCGATCTCTCCGCGAAGTCCTGGTACTTCTTTATTACACTGATTTGCACGGCTAAACGATTTTAACGGTAATTTCGTTGTCTAACTTATCATCTTCATCACCTGCATTGTTGCCGTATTTCTTGCCGTTCATTTTTGAAACAACCCATTTACGCGCGTCAATTTTTAAGCGTCTATGATCAAGCATATCACCGGTTTCAATAACCATGCCTTTAGGAGTAGATTTAACTTTAGTACCTTCCTCAGGACTATCTGCAATTTCTATAATTTCTTCAAACAAAACGTCCGCTCTTATTTCACGCGCGTAGTTATAACTCTTTTTAAATGTATCATTTTTAGACAACCATCTATAAAAAGTCATTAAATTGATCTCACTATCTTCAATAGCTTTGTTAAAAGAAATTTTATCCCTAACTACACTATCGCAAATGTCATCAAATATCTTCTGTTTTTGTTTCTTCGTGTATGCCATCGCGACAAAGTTAGTCATAATTTTTAAGGTGGAAACAGCGTAAACATTTTTTAAATTGGTTAAATAAATTTGGTTGTTGATGGAGATTTTGAGTTTTTAGCATGGAGATTTTGCGGTAAAATGCTGATTTATGGAGGAAATTGAGGGAAATGGAAGAAAAATAATGCAATAAAATGCATCGCCCAGTAATTTCCTCCATGACTGTTAAAGTTTGTTAATCATTTAAATCTCTAATTATCAATGTATTATCTTTATCTTTTTAAAAATATAGAGGAATAATGTAATATTTAAAAATAATAAAGTTTAGTACTAGGTTCTATAAAAGTTTTTCAAAAAAGTAATG